ATTCCAAGTGAGTTGGTCACGGCCTCGGTGCGCAAACACGCGGGGCCACCTAAATGGTACAGCAGAGCCTGCCGCTTAGCACGTCACAGGGGCTAGCCACTGCAAATTCCGTGCTTAAGGCTGCACCGACCAGGAGCTGGTGCCTGTGCTGTAAACCCAGATGATGCCGGTATTTGGGTCGGTGTAGGTCTGCCCGTTTGTCGGGCTGGTGGGGTAGTTGGGCGTGTAGGTCGGGGTAATTCTCCAACTCATGACGCCACCTCCTTGTGGTAATTAGTGCCAGTAGATACGGGGTAGGTCATGGTATGGCCGCCGCAAAGGCGTTGATTAGGGTGGTGACGCGGGCGTCTAAGAGGGCGAGGTCGAGGCTTTCACCGATGGAGTAGAAAGCTAGGCGGGCGGGACTCCAGCTTGAAAAACTCGCACTGTCATTAGATCGAGTATACAAAAACACATCTCGACTTTCAGGGATTTGGGATGTGGCTGCCGATGTACCATTCCCTTGTGGACACCTATAAGCTATCTGAGCACTTGTGTTTCGGCTGTGACCATAAAGCCCAGCCACTACAGTGGCAGAAACAGTAGCAGTTGATACGGCATCCCTGCTTTGAAATCTTGTGCTTGTAGATGCATTGGTGTCCATATAATTCTGCCCTATATTTGATGATGAACTTGCCATCAGTACACCAACCGCAGGTGTGCTGACCCAGCAAGCGTTGTGATTGCTGTTTTGCGGATCAGCGTTGTTAGCACGATTACTGTCTAGATACTTCGTACTCCCATTCCCGACAAGCCCCGTCTTCCGAACGTAATCAGTACCAATGCCAATGAATCCGTTGTTAGTTGGCGCAGAGCCAACCAGCGGAATCAACGCACCAGTCAGAGTCCGCGCACCAGCCAGGATGCAACTTGCCTTGATTGCTGGCCAGATCCCATCAGCTTTGCAGCCTTTGACGAAACTGTTAATTGCCATGCGTGTGGCAGTCTCTAGCGCCTGACCATCGGCGGCTTCAACCGCAGCGATGTAGGCCACCGCATCAGCGTCATCAGGCAGGGTGTAGGTCTGCGCCAGCCTCAAATCCCCCGAAATCAGCAGGCTCATACCGCACCTCCAATGCCCTGTAGTGTCTTCAAATTGGCGGCATAAGGCGTAGCGATGCCTGCAAACAGAGAGGGCTTGAGGATCTTTAAGGCGTAAGCCCCACCTACGGCGATGGTGCTCAGAGTCAGTGACACGACCAACGCGAGCTTCAAATACTCAACGCCCATTTCAATCACTGGATCTGGGGTCTTATTCATTCGACTACCTTGGGCGTACTGTCAATGGTAACGTCTTCAGCCGGTACCACATAAGGCGTCCCGTCAGCGTTGTACTGGGGGTCCACCGAACCGACGTAATACGGGCCGACCTTGTAAGCCTCGGCGCGTTGGCGCACGGTTTCAACAATGCTGGCCTGGAAATACTCTTCAGGCGTGGTGGCAGTCGTGCTGCCTTGAACAAGACCAAACTCAACCACCAAAGCAGGCAGCAGTTGGTCAGGAATGTCGATCGTAAATTGTGCCATGTCAGTTAGGGGGTTTTGATGACAGCAAAGCCAATGACAATGGCTTCACTAAGGGAGCCCGCTGTGATATTGCGGACATTGATGCTGGCTGAACCATCGGCGGATTGAGCGTTTAGCAAATAAGACCCAGCAGTGCCTGCGCTGAGGTGGTTCAAGATCAGAACGTCATTTGCAGTGATGGAGCTATTGGTCAACGTAAAGCTGACGGTAGTGTCAGCAGCCAGCGCAGCACCGTTCAAGGTGATCTGTCCGCTTGGGCTGTTGAGCGTTACGCCTGTGGCTTTATTGGTGGCCTGGGTGATGGCGCCAGTGCCGTTGAGATAGCCGAATACGCCTGTGGTTGCGTTGTATCCGAGGTTGCCACCAGCAACAGCGCCTGCGTTGTTGTAGAGCACCTGCCCGCTAGACCCACCAACCAACGCAACCGTGCCAGTGGCATCAGGGA